CATTAAAATAGGTCTGCGCGATGAGTGTCGTTGATGACATAGCTCGAAAAATGATTTCAGCGCTTGTCGCGCGTCCCCTGAGGGCTCTTCTCGTACGGAGCACTTCGGTAGTTACCGACAGCACGTGGTACAAACGTGTTGCAGGAAGCAGGTTGGGAACCACCATCCGGTTGTTATATTACTCTGGACAGGTGGTAGTTGCTCTCGGCCTGATCCGCTGGACGATAAGAAATTGGAGATACATCGCCAGTGGAATGTTGTGGAAAATGTCGGAGCCTGGAAGGCTACCCTATGAACTGTACCGTTCGGAGTTCACTGACACCCCTATTGTTGGAGTGCGCGCCGGGACCACGAATCCCCATCATGAAGCAGCTGGCACTCGCAGCACTGCAGCGTTGTTCGCTAGACATGTCGCTAACCGACTTGGTCTACGCTACTACAGCGTGCAGATGTCTGCGAACGAGCAGCGGAAAACACTTGATGGGTCGCGGTCTTACTATTGGCACAAGGATTTGACATCGCGTGCTATGCGATTCAATCCACCAGCAAATTCACTTGTGTCGCTTATCGACGTTGATTATTACATGGACATGCCTGCGTTTCTTACTGAGCAGTTTATGCCAACCATGATTTTCACGTTCGTGCCTGAAGCGTCTTGTGGAAAGGGCCCAGGGTTTGAATATGTGTTCAACTCTGATCAATCCGTTACTATGACCATAAATGGTGGTGCCAAATACAACCATCATTTGTGGAATTATGGTACTGACAATATTACGGTTACCCGCTCGTTGTTTGGGATACCGCTTCGTGTCAGTACGTACCTTGTTGACCGTCGGGGCTTGGATAATCATCGGCAAGTGATTTTTCTTACGCCTCTTCGGACTTTCGGGATACTAACGGCTTGGATGTCAATGTTTCTGAGTGGAAATAGGCTTACACGGCTGCTACCCGTGTTTGGAGATTGGGTTCGATTGAGGGTTATGGGGAAAACCGGTAGTAGTGTCAGCACAGCTCGTGTTGGCTCATACTGCTGTTGCACCACCACCTCAGAGAAAGATTCTGCTATTGCAGCTTTGAATATTGTGTCATCACAAGACGTGGCCATATCGCAAGTCGCCGCGTTTGTTGAGGACCGATCACAAGCTACAGTTATGGTAGATTATCTCAGATCGGAAACTGTATCCAAGCCGCCTATGGTATTTCCCGTGGACAAGGGGGTCCGGGGGTACACAGTGTTTAACAGGGCTTTTGAACCCGGCAAGCCTGCCGTGGTACCGTTTATGTCGCCGTTGGTGCATGGAGCGTTTAGTCCAGATGTGTGCTTAGCGAACGAGCGCGCAATGGTGGACAAACGCATGGTGGATGTTGCTGCAAAAGAATTTCTCAGCCCATCGAGTTTCTTGATAACGTGTATGGAAGAGTTCACGCACTATGTCGTGCCTGAGCCACACATTGGGCATCCGACGGATGCTCAAGAAGTGTTTGATCGCCAGGATCGCCCGGAACAACAGCGGTTGTTAACCAGCGCTCTTGATATGGTCAAGCCAATACGCGTGTTCAGCAGTTTCATGAAGAAGGAGTGCTATGGGGGAACAAAGGCCCCAAGACCCATCACCACCATTAATGCTTTGGACAAGTTGGAATACTCGCAGTTTTGCTATGCCCTTGCAAACCATATGAAGCAATTTGAATGGTATGCATTCGGACGGAAACCCGTCGAGCAAGCTGCTAGAGTGGCGTATATTTGTTCCAAAGCTGTTAGTCATGCGTGCGGCACTGATTGTGATAAAATGGACGGTCGGATCAGTTCATTGTTGCGGGAGTTGGAGAAAGCTATCGATTCCAGATTCTTTCACCCGCAATATCACAAGCAACTTGATGACCTTGCTCGGTCACAGTATAAACAGGATGCGTATACAAAAGGTGGCATCGCTTATGCCACAGGCTTCCAGCGCTCATCGGGGTCTCCGGAGACCAGTATCAAGAATACCATCGTGAATGCATTCATCAATTATTATGCGTTCCGGTTGGATGGCTATTCACATGACAATGCGACTGCTGCGTTGGGTATGTATGGTGGTGATGATGGAATTACCGCCGACATGGACCCCGAGCGGTTAGCAACTGCGGCATCTGATGTAGGGCAGATAATCAAGGCGGAAATGTGGCCAACAGGGTTTGGCGGCGTCAGTTTCCTTGCTCGATTGTTTAGCCCGGATGTTTGGTACGGCGATACCAGTTCGTGCTGTGATTTACGTCGACAACTCATGAAATTTCATGTTACGGTAAAGCTACCTGCTAACGTAACGCCCGCAATGAAATTGATTGAGAAATGTCGATCATTCATACAGACGGACGCAAATACCCCTGTCATTGGTGAATTATGCGCTACTGTTCTTAGATTAGCAACTCCGGAGCAAGTCCAAGCCGTCGAAGATGCCCAAGCTTTGATGCATCCCATGAAGAGATGGGACGGCGCTGAAGGACAATTATCAGTGCAATATCCGAATGAAAACAACGCTAATTGGATGGTTGCTGTGTTGAGGCGAGATTTACCGACTTTCTCGTTGGAAAAATTCCTAACGTACATCAATGAATGCAAATCACTTGATGACGTACTCAAAGCACCTCTTTGCGCTACCGTAGAAGACGCGGACGCAAAGTTTCCAGTCGTTGTAAATGGTGATGTGTTGCCAAGAACCGCCACCATTGTTTTGGAACAAAAGCGACCCGCTGTTATGTTTGGATCATTTACGGAGGCTGAGCGTAAGTCACATGGCATGACTTATGTGAAATCAGAACCGAATGACGGTTTTACAACCGTGCGGCAACGAACCGCAATCAAACAAGCGAACCGAAATTGCAAATTCGGTGCGAGTTGTCGCGACCACAAGGTTGGTAAATGCAACCGAGAACACTCTGCGGCCCGAGCGCCCAAGGACTCGAAGTTGCGTGCACTGAAACAATGCTTCTATGCGGCTGAGAAATGCCCATATGTGAAGACTCCGAAGGGCTGTGCGTATACGCACGGACCCGGCAACTAGTCCACAACACAGCAAACGCGACGGGGGTGCGCTTGGGCCCCCGATCGACTTTACACACGGTCTTTAATTTGTGTTTTCGCGTTTGCTTATTTAAATCGATAAGTTACAGTTTTCTGGGATGCTTGTTACTCGTAATCCCAATGGTTCAATCAAATCGCATGCCCACATGCCCCGACGTAATATGGGAGCTGTGGTCAATACTGTCCGTACGATTGCGGAAAATGCTCCGACGATAGCCGCTGTTGCCAAGAAAGGGTACCAGTTAGGGTCGTCTGCGGGCTCAGCACTCACTAGTGCTGCTAAGGGAGTGAATAACCTCTTCACCTCCCGGCGGAAGAATAAGGCCAACCAAGGTACGTTGGTTGCCTCCTCCGCTAATACTCAATCTCAGAATCGAGCCAATGCGCCGACGTCGTTGAGTATTAAATTCGATGGGCCCGAATACCGTTTTTCGTCCTGTAGTTTTCAGGGAATGCCAGGATTGCGCATGACATGTCGCTTTGTCTATGCTTCCATTGAGCAGAATACTACAACAACATTACGGGGTGCCTTACGGGATTTGTCGCTAGCTGGAACTGCTGGTGACACATCTATGCTCGGGTCCGCCTTTTCACCGGTTGCAGTCTACACTACATCTACGCAGAAAGGGCGGCTGGGCATGACCACAACTGTGTTGTACAACATGGCAGCTGTGTTCCGTAAGTATCGGGTTACCGGATTGTCGTTCAAATATGAGAGTGAGTTACCAACAACCACGGCTGGTGGGCTGGCGTTGGGATTTTCCGCTGATGCAGCAGAAGTCTCCGCCGTGAATGCCTTGACGGTCGCGCAGTATGGTTGCTCACTCATCACCAGTATATGGGATGATGCTATTCTCGATTGCTCGCAAGCCATAAATCGGGAACTTATGAACTCCATCCCATACGGTGCGAGTGTTACAAATCTCACTGCGAATATGTACTCGCCCGGGACTGTCTTTGCTGCGTTCGATCAAGCCAATACCGCCAACCTTGTTTGCGGGAAACTGATTTGTGAATGCAACATCGAAATGTATAGTCCTGCTCCTGTTGTCGCCTCGTACGCTGAAGCCTTGTATCGAGATGCGGTCAAACGGGAGCGGGCTGACAAAGTCTATCTGGAAATTGCGGCAAGGGCCGAGGCTGCTCAAAAGGCTAAGGACGAAGCCTCAGAGCGTGAAGCTGTCGAATATTTTGAGATGAAAGAGCCAGTTGCAAGTGCTCCAACTCCTGTGCGACAGGGGTTTGTTTCTATATCAAGACTATAGCGCCTGTACATGGCGGAACTGTAGGGCTTGTGCGATTTGTCTGTATGTAACCTTGAACAGACTGTATAAACC